TATGGTAAGTGGTCACTCTAATGAAAATCAAACTTACGTTAGGTTTTGGCGCATAGCTGATAAACAATAGGAGTATATAATGAGTAGGGCAAGAGACATAGCAGATTTAGCTGGTGCAGCTGATGCTGGTACTGTGACAGGGCAGTCGTTGATAATCAACGGAGATATGGCTGTGGCACAGAGGGGTACATCCTCTGCGGCACATACGACTGGATACCCTTGTGTAGATAGGTTTAAATCTGGCGGTTCTTTAACCACTGGTGCTGTGACAATGTCACAAAGCACAGACGCACCAGATGGATTTGCTTATAGCTTAAAAATGGATGTGACAACTGCAAACGCATCTTTAGCGGCTGGCGAATATTATATACCCTGTACACAGGTTATTGAGGCGCAAAATTTACAGCACCTTAATTATGGAACTAGCGAAGCAAAACAGTTCACAGTTTCGTTTTGGGTTAAATCCAATAAGACAGGTACTTATACCCTTGAAGCATACAATCAGGATTCTACGACTTACATAAACACAAAACCTTATACGATAAATGATGCGGACACATGGGAATATAAAACTATAACCTTTGAGGCAAACACAAACACCGCCGCTACAATCGCAAATGACAATGGTGCAGGTTTTTATTTGAACTGGTGGGTTGCGGCTGGTTCAACATTCAATGATGGCACTGGTACACTTTTGACTGGATGGAATACTATTACAAACAATAAACGTGCTACTGGTATTCCTAACATGATGGACAGCACTAGCAATGAGTGGCTGATTACAGGCGTAAAATTAGAGGTAGGCGACACAGCTACGGATTTCCTGCACGAAAGCTATGCTGAAAATCTAGCTAAGTGCCAGAGGTATTATCAAGGTGAGAGTATTCGTATACATATGAATCAAGGAAATAATGACGTATGGAACAATGCAGATTATGTTTTTCCTGTCAAGATGAGGGCTACTGCTACCATAACCTTTGTAACAAATGTCGGTTCGTTAGTCACTGTTACTTCTGGTGAATATAGCCAGAACGGGTCAGGTCTTCATATTTATGGTAATTCTGGAGGGTATGGAACGTTTACGGCAGATGCGGAGTTATAGAAATGAATATTACTAACGCACAATATTACAATGACCATAATGGCAATCAGGCTGGCATCAAAGCTACTATTGACGACACAGAGATGTTCGTACCCCTTGACCCTGCCAACCGCCATTATGCCGCCATCAAAGCAAAGCACGATGACCCGAATGACAGCTTCACCATAGCGGATGCAGACTGATGGACATGAACAGCCTCATAGATATACTTATTGGCCTAGTCATCGTTGGTGGTGGTTGGTGGGCTAAAGAATGTCATGCCGAAATGAAACGCATACAAATATTGCTAAATAAAACAAGAGAAGACTATGCAACACGTATGGAACTACGTGAAACAACAGATAGATTAATAGAAGCACTACATAGAGTAGAAGATAAGATAGATAAAATCTTGTCTATAAAGTAATTTTATTATATAATTAAGATAATTGCAATTTATAGGAAAACACAATGGCTAATTACACTACTAGAATACGATTAGAAAAACAAGAAGATGGTGAAAATCCAAACTCTTGGGGATTAATTCTAAATCAAAATGTTATTGACCTTGTAGACGAAGCAGTTGCAGGATATACCGTTGTCTCTGTAAGTAGTGTAGGTGTTAATCTTACAGAAAATAATGGTAGTACTGACCAATCAAGAAATCTTGGCTTACGTCTTGAAGGTGCATTGACTGCAGAAGTTACCGTAGGTATACCTGCAAATGAAAAACTTTACTTTGTTTACAATGATACAACAGGTAGTCATAACGTACTAATTAAACCTACAGGGGGTACTGCAGTAACTGCAACATCTCAAGGTCAGGGTATGTTAATTGCATCTAATGGTTCTACAGTAGACAAGTTTGAAGGTGGTTTTGAGTCTGGAACTAAAATGTTATTCCAACAAAGTACTGCACCTTCTGGTTGGACAAAAGATTCAACACACAATGACAAAGCTTTACGTGTAGTCACAGGTACAATATCTACAGGTGGTTCTACAGCATTTAGTACTGTCTTTGCAAGTAAGACACCTGCAGGTACAGTTACAACAAATGTATCTGGTAATACAGGTGCAACTACTTTGTCAGTAAATCAAATACCTTCTCACTATCACTTTGTTGCAGATGCAGGTACAAACCCCGGTGTTCAAACTTTAAGTTCATCTAATACACTGATTGCTGGTCCTGTTGCAGGTAATCCAGATGGTCAGTTTGCTTATACACTAGGTGCTAAGTCAGGCACAGCCGATAGAGGCCGTTCAAGTTCTGTAGGTAATACTGGTTCTCACACTCACGGTATAGGAAATATTTCTGGTACTTCAAATTTCTCTGGTACTTCAATGGATTTTGATGTAAACTATGTAGATGTGATAATAGCTACAAAGGATTAACATGGCATTAAACCCAACGTTTATTGAATCATATCAAACTGAAGAATATGATTTTTGTGACAAAGTAATAGAACAGTTAGAATCTTTTTTAAATGATGATAAAACACATGTAATGAGAGGGGCAGAAACAAACGGAAATGTATCTAATAGAAAAGATTTTTCTGTTATGTTTGACCAAATATCTAATAATGGTGCATTACAATTATTAGGCGGTATGCATAGAATACTAGGTAATTATTTGCCTTTATATGTAGATAAATATCCTACATATGGATATAGACAATCTATATCATCTGATATGAAAGTACAAAAGACACCACCCAAAGGTGGTTTTCATTATTGGCACAGCGAACAAGGTGGAGATAAAAACTCTGCTTATAGAAATTTAACATGGACTTTATACTTAAACGATATTCCAGAAGGTGAGGGAGAAACTGAGTTTATCGAATATGGAATTAAAGTGCAGCCAAAAAAAGGGCTATTATGTTTCTTTCCTGCAGGATTTACACACGCCCATAGAGGCAACCCTGTGTATAGTCAGGATAAATATATAGCTACTGGTTGGTATTATTTAATGGATTAAACATGAAACTAGAAGTAAAATCAAACTGCCCTCTAAATAACTTTGAACCTTGTAAACAATTTGATTGTGCATGGTTTTTAAAAATAGCTGGTAATAATCCTAATACAGGAGAACCTACCGAAGAATGGGGATGTTCAATGTCTTGGCTACCTATTCTATTAATTGAAAATGCACAACAATCTAGACAAACTGGCGCAGCTGTTGAAAGTTTTAGAAACAAAATGGTAGAACAGCAGCAGAATATTCTAGAATTTGTAACACAAGACGAAACCAAAAAACTAACATAGCAGGTTATGAATGTCTACAAAAATTGCAGATTTAAAATTTCTTCCGGGGTTTCACAGAGAATCTACTCAGTACTCTGAAAAGGGAAAATGGTATGATGGCAACCGTGTCCGTTTTAGGGAAGGTAAGCCTGAAAATCTGCGTGGGTATGAAAAGCATAACACAGAAGCTTTAAATGGTATTGCTAGAGATTTGCTTACTTGGGCAGACAATGATACAAGAAAGCATATCATTACAGGTACTAACAAACAAGTATATGTAGAAAAAGACCAGACACTTACAGATGTTACACCAATTGTAAGTGTCGTTTCTGCATCTAATAACTTAAATACTACTAGTGGTTCTAATATTGTAACAGTAAGTATAGCTAGTCATGGATTAGATGTAGGTGATAGGATTGTATTTGAAACACCTGTAACTATAGGTGGTAATATTGACTTAACTACTAGCGCAACTGGTGGTCCTATATTTGCTATTACTAGCGTTCCTAATCTAAATTCTTTAGAAGTAACTTCTTTACTAACAGCTACAGATACATCTGCTACCACAGGTGGTGCGGCTGTGTCTATTGCTATCTTATTAGAAAACCAACTATCAGATAGTATTGCAGGTTTAGGTTATGGTGCAAATGTATATAATGCTGGCGTGTCTACTACTGGTGCAAGGGCATGGAATCAACCTGCTGCTTCTTCAGGCTTTACATTTAGAGGCGCACAGTGGAAATTTGACAATTGGGGGGAAGACATCTTAGGACTAAGGCGTGGTGGTAATATTTATTACTTTGATGTAGATGCGTCTACTACACCTGAAAGAATGAAACCAATTACTAGTTCAACCAATGCACCGTATATAACAGCTACAAATGCACCTAGTGAATCTAATTTCTTTGTTGTGTCTCCTAATGATAGACATGTAATATGCTATGCTACAAATGAATACGCAACAGGTAATTTTAATTCGATGTTGGTTAGATGGTCAGACCAAGAAGATTATACACAGTGGACACCTGCGACAAGTACTACGTCTGGTGAGGTTATTCTTGCTGACGGTACTGAAATTGTTGGTGCTGTTCGTTCAAGAAACGCTATTCATATTTGGACAGATAATGCTATGTATACTCAACAGTTCGTTGGCCGCCCTTTTATATTTAATTTTCAACAGGTAGGTACTAACTGTGGATTAATATCACCACACGGTGCAATTGACTTTGATGGTGTGTCTTATTGGATGGGTGATAATAACTTCTATGCGTTTGATGGTAGAGTAAGAAACTTACCTTGTACAATTCGTAGACATTTGTTTGACAATTTTAATATGACAAACAAAGATAAGGTATTTGCAGGAGTAAACTCAGAGTTTAAAGAAATTATTTGGTTGTATCCTAAAGGAAACTCTACTGAACCTAATGCATATGTAATACATAATGTTGAAGAACAAACATGGGTATATGGAGATAGTTTCTATACTACCTTTGCAGATAGAAGTGTATATAATAATACTATTACTACAGGTGAAGTATCTGCATCTACAGGACAGTATATATGGAATAATGAACCTGCTGATGTATATACAGGTGATGGTAACAATCTGTCTTCCTTTGTTGAATCAGGTGCTATTGATTTAGCAGAAGGCGATGAAATGCTATTTGCAGACAAGCTAATACCTGATTATACATTAGACACAGGTGAGTCTATTGAAATATTTATAAAAACAAAACAATATCCTTCAGGCAATATTGTTACTAAAGGACCTTTTACTATTACAGCTAATACACAAAAGGTAAACTTTAGGGCAAGAGGTAGGCAAGCAACTGTACGTGTGTCTGCTACTAACGGTGGTTCATGGCGTTGGGGTTCGTTGCGTATGGGTGTACAACCAGATGGTAAACGATAATGGCTACGTATCCTAATCTTCCTAGATATATGCGTCAAGATGCAGATGTAGACGAAGTATATAATGAAGTAGTTGCATGGGCTAATCAGTTAGCACAAGAATTAAATTTAAGAGATAATCAAGTAGATAGTACTCCTTCTACTAAAGTACTTGCTGTAGTCACAGTAGCAGATATTGGTAGACCTAGTAGTGGAGATATAGCATTTTCATTAGGTGAGAGTAAATTTAAAGGCTATGTAAGTGGCACAGGATGGGTGGATTTTCATTAATGAATATGCAAGAATACTTTAATTTAGTTAATAATAGTACATATATTAGCAATGTAAACAACGGAACTGTAAAAACTACAGATTATTTTGGTACAAAAACGGTTCAAGGTATGGCATATAACCTTGGTTCGTTGTATAATAAAAGCAGTAATTTTCAAGCAGATATGACAAAGGCACAATCAAACTATATGATGCCGAATAAGGTAAACTCGTAATGGCTTATTTTACAAATAGACAAGCACCTCAAAGCGGATTAGCAAACTTACTTGCAATGCGAGGACGCATGGGTGATACAGAACTAGTACATATGTCTAAGCCAGAGATTAATATGTTACGTACTATGGGTAAACTTTCTTCTAATCCTTACACAGGTTTACCAGAAGCTTTTAATTTAGAAGAAGAACTACGTGGACTTGCAGGTTTAATGAATGAAAATATATCAGGTAAAGAAGCCATGCAAGAACTAATGAACTTTGGACGTAATAAAATAGCAGAATATAATGAACCACCACAGGAAGCCCCACAGCCTCCAATGCCTGTTATGCGTCCTGTCCCACCACAACCTATGCCAATGCCACCACAACAGCCTCAAATGGGCGGTATAGCAGCATTAGCATCTGGACGTAGGCCGTTTGAAGGTATGTTAGATGTAGATAAGAATGGTGGTGATGGTATGTCAGATGATATTATGTTTAAGGTAAAGGGTGACCCTAAGATAAATAAGGCACTTCTTAGTAGAGATGAGTATGTTTTACCTGCAGATGTAGTGTCTTACCTTGGTAATGGTTCATCTGATGCAGGTGCAGAAAAACTAGACAAATTTATGGGAGATGTACGCCAAGCATCTACTGGACAACGCAAACAAATTAAGCAAATAGATGGCGATAAAAAATTAAGGGAGTTAATATAATGGCAAGCCCAGCAGGTGTACAAGGTGTATA